GATAATGGAGGGAGTGAAGAACTCAGTAATCCGTGATGAATTTGTAGAAGATATTGCTGTTCACAGGAAGGAGATATGTGATTCTTGTGAGTATATTGATACAAAAGGAAAAGAATGTGCAATGCCAGGAACACAACCTTGTTGTTCTTTGTGTGGTTGCTCATTAACTTTTAAAACAAGAGCCTTATCTACTGAATGTCCTGACGGTAGATGGTTCTCTTTGATATCTGAAGAAGATGAGGATAAACTAGACGCACTATGAGTATAGTATTTAATGCTGCTGATCATAGCTACAAAAGCATTGATGCAGAAGGTATAGACTGGATAAGTGTTACATCACTGCTATCTAACTTTAAGAAGCCATTTGACGCTGAGAAGATAGCAGCTAGTGTAACTAAGAAGAGTAGATCTAAATGGTTTGGTATACCACCGGAAAAGATTTTAGAGCTTTGGAAAGCGGAAGCAGACCGGGCTACCACCCTAGGAACATTCTATCATAACCAAAGAGAAGCAGATCTATGCTCTCTATCTTCTATAGAATTAGAGGGTATTCCAATTCCTGTATACAAACCTCTTGAAGAAGGAGCACTTAAAAAGGCGCCTGAACAAAAACTTACAGACGGGATTTACCCTGAGCATATGGTCTATCTTAAGTCTGCGGGTATATGCGGGCAGTCTGACTTAGTAGAAGTAGTAAATAGTAAAGTAAATATCATTGACTACAAGACTAATAAAGAGATTAAGACAGAATCATTCAAGAACTGGGAAGGGATATCTGATAAAATGCAGCACCCGGTAAGTCATTTGGATGACTGTAACTTCAACCACTATGCACTACAGCTTAGTATTTATATGTATATTATACTAAAGCATAACCGTAAGCTTAGAGCAGGTAAGATATATATCCATCATGTGATATTTGAAGTAGAGGGAACAGATGAATATGGATACCCAATTACTAAGTATTCATCCAATGGAGATCCTGTAGTCAAAGAAGTTATACAAATGGAAGTACCATATCTAGCAGATGAAGTTATCTCCATCATTAACTGGTTATATGATAACAGAGACCAAATTAAAAAGAAATAACTATGAGATTTTATAAGATTGAAACTAATCACTTGAATAACCCGGCTTGGTTTCACTGTGAAGAAATTAAAGCTGTTAAGATATTCAAATACAAGGGCAAGGTATTTTGTTATTTTAAAAAGAATAGTACTCAGTATAATGGGTATATAGTATGTAAAGACTCTCATGTAATTCGCAGTGGATATTTTGCATCTGGATTTTGGGATGGTCTAAGAAATTTATTTGGTATACCAAAAAAAATACAAAAAGGAAACTTACCTTTTTAAATTAAAAAGAAATGATAGTAAGATTATTTGACGTGCAGAATGGGGTAGTGGTGCCTACAGAACATTGTTATACAATGAAAGCTCTGAAGGATATCATGGATAATTATCCTAATGATTATCTCAAGATATACCAATACCTGTTCTATATGACATGTCCTAATCCTGATTTGAATATATTCTTCCATACTCCTGCAGTGGATAAAGAAGACTTGATCCTTGATCAGATAGAGGCAGAGTTTTCCCCAGAAGACAAAGATATCTATACAGCTCTACAGTTCTGTGCAAGACTATATGAGACTCCAACATCCCGCGCGTATGACGGTATGCAGAAAGCACTAGACAGAATAGCAAGATACTTAGCTACTACTCAAATTACTGATGGTAAGGATGGTAACATAGCACAGATTAGAGCTGTAGCAAAAGACTTTGACTCTATTAGACAATCATTCAAAGGTGTATACAAAGACCTACAAGATGAGCAGCAAAGCAAAGTAAGAGGTGGACAAGGACTAGCATATGACTCATAATGGATTTCTGGAACGACATACCTACCTGGGATAACGGTACCTGGACTACTACTGACTTTGCTACAAGAGATGAGTTCAGGGTTTTTATTGTTAGCATATTCAAAGAACCTGGTCAGTATAACTTCAATGAAGATAGTGCCTATGTGTTTAATGAACAGTGTAGACTGTTTAATCAAAACAAAGTATACTGTACAGCACCATATAAATCAAAGGACTTTATTAAGTACTGGGATGATCAAAAAGAAAGATGTAGAAAAGGTGTTATTGTAAAGTCTGGTAAAGAGATCTGGTTCTTAGCTAGAGAGTATTACATGTGGCTTAACTTCCTACCTATCTTTAATAAAGAGATTCAAGCATTTGGGTTTGCTGATATACGGGATGCTCAATATCACATGGCGCTATATGAGCTATTAGCTGAGTTACACTACAAGCATTCAGCTATCCTCAAGAAGCGTCAGATTGCCTCATCATATTATCATGCCGGTAAACTCATAAATCAGCAATGGTTTGAGGCAGGGGTTACACTTAAGATGGGTGCATCACTCAAGGATTACATCAATGAGAAGGGTACATGGAAGTTCTTGTCAGAATATGCAGCTTTCCTAAATGAACATACTGCATGGTATAGACCTATGTCACCAGACAAAGTCATGATGTGGCAGCAAAAGATTGAAGTAAGAAAAGGGGACAGAAAGACTGAAGTTGGTCTCAAAGGTACTATTCAAGGTATGTCATTTGAGAAAGATCCTACAAATGGTGTAGGGGGTCCGGTTAAGTTCTTCTTCCATGAGGAAGCTGGGATTGCACCTAAGATGGATACTACCTTTGGATATATCAAGCCAGCCCTTAAGTCAGGTATGATGACTACAGGTATGTTCATTGCTGCAGGTTCTGTGGGAGACTTGGATCAGTGTGAGCCACTAAAGGAAATGATCCTTAATCCAGAGGCTAATGATATTTATGCAGTAGATACAGACTTACTAGATAGTAAAGGTAGTGTAGGTGTATCAGGTTTATTTATTCCTGAACAGTGGTCTATGCCGCCATACATTGATGCATACGGAAACTCTCTAGTAGAAGAAGCACTTCAAGCTCTAGATGATTACTTTGAGGAATGCAAAAAGAAGATGACTCCGGAAGCATATCAGCTTGAAGTATCCCAACATCCAAGAAACATTGAAGAAGCTTTTAAACATAGAAAGGTATCTATATTCCCACAGCATTTAGTAGGAGCACAGCTCAGAAGAATAGAAGATAAAGAATATGCTTATGAGTTCTTAGATATCTATAGAGATGAACAAGGGATACCAAAGGTAAGAGAGACTAACAAACTTCCCATAACTGACTTCCCTATATCTAAGAAGACAGAAGATAAAACAGGGACACTAGTAGTATGGGAAAGACCAGTTAAAGATCCAAGCTTTGGGATGTACTATGCATCAATTGACCCCGTCTCTGAGGGAAAAACAACTACATCAGATTCCTTATGTTCTATCTATGTGATGAAAGCACCAGTAGAAGTAACCAAAGTTACCGGTGTTGAAACAGAGAACTTCATAGAACAAGATAAGATAGTAGCTGCATGGTGTGGTAGATTTGATGACATCAAGAAAACTCATGAGAGACTAGAGCTAATCATAGAGTGGTATAACGCCTGGACAGTAATAGAGAATAACATCTCTTTGTTTATCCAGTACATGATATCAAGAAAGAAGCAGAAGTATCTAGTACCTAGAACACAGATAATGTTCCTCAAGGATCTAGGTGCCAATGCAAATGTGTTCCAGGAGTATGGTTGGAAAAATACCGGCATACTATTTAAGTCTCACCTTCTAAGTTATGTCATAGAATATACCAGAGAAGAATTAGATACTGAGACTAAAGCAGATGGTACAATAGTAAGAACTACTTATGGTATAGAACGTATTCCAGATCCTATGTTGCTTAAAGAAATGCAAGCCTATACAGAAGGGCTCAACGTGGATAGACTAGTATCATTCTCTGCACTAGTTGCTTTTATGAAAATCCAACAATCAAACAGAGGATACCAGAAGCGTGTCATCATGGATGACGCAGCCAAAAACTTGCAAAAGTCAGATAATTTGTTTAAATTATCTATGAGCCCTTTCCGGCACATGGGGAAGAGCCGACTTAGTAATGGGCAAGGTTTTAAGAAATCACCATTTAAAAATTTTAAATAGAAGCTATGCAAGTATATAATGCTATGCAGCTCAAAGCAGGAGCTAAGGTTAAACATAACAGAATGGGTAGTATTACCCAACCATTACAGTTTTTACCTAAAAAAGAAAAAGACCAAGAGTGGGCAGCCTGGAATCTAGACTGGTTAGAGTGGAACGGATTAAAACAGATCCGCAGAAATGCGCGTAGATTAATGAAGAACTATAAGCTAGCTAAAGGCATCATAGACAAGTCAGACTATATCATAGAAGAAGACAATGAGTATAGAGATATTGTAGAGGTTCTTACTAAGGAAGATAACTCTGCTCTTGAGTTAAAGTTCTATCCAATCATCCCTAATGTTATTAATGTTCTTGTAGCTGAGTTTGCTAAGAGATCTACTAAACTTACCTACCGTGCAGTAGATGAGTTTTCTTATAATGAGATGATGGAACAAAAGCGTGCTGCTGTAGAAGAAGTTCTGATGGCAGACGCTCAAATTAAAATCATGGCTGCTCTAGCTGAACAAGGTTTAGATCCTAATTCAGAAGAAGCACAACAACAAATGGATCCTGATAAGATCAAGTCACTACCAGAAATTGAACAGTTCTTTAAAAAGGATTACCGGTCAATGGTAGAACAATGGGCAACACACCAGCATAAGGTAGATGTTGAACGTTTCAGAATGGATGAGTTAGAAGAAAGAGGGTTCCGTGATATGCTTATTACAGACCGTGAGTTCTGGCACATGCGCATGATGGAGGATGACTATGAAGTAGAGTTGTGGAATCCAGTTCTTTCTTTCTACCATAAGTCACCAGATGCAAGATATATATCTCAAGCTAACTGGGTAGGTAAAACAGATATGTTTACTGTAGCTGATGTAATAGACAGATACGGATATCTAATGACTACAGAACAGTTGGAAGCATTAGAAGCTATCTATCCTATTAGATCAGCAGGATACAACATTGGTGGACAGCAAAATGACGGTTCATACTATGATGCCACTAAGACCCATGAGTGGAATACTAACCTACCATCCCTTGCATACAGGCAGTATACATCTATGGTATCAGGATCTGTTCTAGAGGGTGGTGACGTTATCTCACAAATCTTAGCAGAAGGAGAAGACTACAATGTAGCCGGTACAGCATATCTATTAAGAGTATCTACATGCTACTGGAAGTCACAACGTAAAGTAGGACATCTTACTAAGATTGCAGAAAACGGTGAAGTAACAAATGATATTATCACAGAAGACTACAAGGTAACTGACAATCCTATATATGATACAAGACTCTTCAAGAATAAGAATAAAGATAACTTGATTTTTGGTGAGCACATTGACTGGATCTGGATTAATGAGGTGTGGGGTGGAGTTAAGATTGGACCAAACATTCCTTCATTCTGGGGTATGAATAACCCGGGTGGATTTACGCCTATTTATTTGGGTGTAGAGAAAAACAAAATAGGCCCGCTCAAGTTTCAGTTTAAAGGCGACAATTCACTATATGGTTGTAAACTACCTGTAGAAGGTTCTGTATTCTCTGATAGAAATACTAAGTCAACGGCACTACTAGATTTGATGAAGCCTTTCCAGATTGCATACAACATTGTAAATAATCAGATAGCGGATATCTTAGTAGATGAACTAGGTACTGTAATCCTCTTGGATCAGAATGCACTACCTAGACACTCAATGAATGAAGACTGGGGTAAGAACAATCTAGCAAAAGCATATGTGGCAATGAAGAATTTCCAGATGCTACCACTAGATACATCTATCACAAATACAGAGAATGCACTTAACTCCCAGCATTTCCAAAAGCTAGATCTAGAGCAAACAAATAGACTAATGTCAAGGATTCAGCTTGCCAACTATTTCAAGCAGCAAGCATATGAAGTAATTGGTGTGAATCCTCAGCGTATGGGGCAACAGATATCACAGCAGACAGCGACAGGAGTAGAGCAAGCAGTGAATGCCTCATATGCGCAGACTGAAACTTACTTCATTCAGCACTGTGATTACTTGATGCCAAGAGTACATCAGATGCGTACAGACTTAGCACAGTACTATAACTCTACTAAGCCATCAGCAAGATTAACTTACATGACTACTGCAGATGAGAAAGTAAACTTCCAGATTAATGGAACTGAGTTACTCATGAGAGATCTAAACATTTTTGCTTCTACTACAGCTAATCACCGTGCTATTCTTGAGCAGTTAAAACAAATGGCTATTCAAAATAATACAACAGGCGCTAGTATCTATGATCTTGGTAGAGTTGTTCAATCTGATTCAATTGCAGAACTTAATAATGTTCTCAAAGATTCAGAAAGCAAAACAAGAGAAATGAAACAACAAGAAATGCAACAGCAACAGCAAATGCAAGAGCAAATGCTACAATCACAAGCTGAGCAAGAAAGACTTAAATTGGATCATGAGTCTATGGAACAAGAAAAGAATAGACAGCGTGATATTCTTGTTGCTGAGATTAGAGCAGCCGGATATGGAGCTACTGCAGATTTAAACCAGAATATGGCATCTGACTTCCAGGATGAGATGAAAGACATCAGACAATCTGAACAGTACACACAACAAATGGATCTAGAAAGACAAAAGGAAACCAATAGAAACATGTTGAGTTCTGAGAAAAATCAGATTGAAAGAGAGAAGATTCAAGCCCAGAAAGACATAGCAGATAAACAGTTACAGATTGCTAGAGAGAACAAAAACAAGTTTGATCAAAAATCTTCTGAAAAGAAGAAGAAGTAACTAGCTATATAATGCAAAAATTGCATACGCACTTTTAAATTTGATAAGTTTATTTCTGCAATTTTGCTTATATTAATTTAAGTAACCAACAAAAACCAACATAATGATAGATGATAAAGACGGAGCACAATTACTAGAGTCTACAAAGGTAGATCAAGTAGATGTGAACTTGGATGAAATCTTTGGAATGCCTGGCGCGGAAAGTGTCATGCTACCAGAAGCAGAAGAAAAACCAAAAACGGTATTCTCAAATGAGGGAGCACCAGATTTAACGTTCATTGACAAACCTGCAGATGGTAAAACATATGCAGAAAAGGTAGAAGAAAAGAAGGAAGTTGAGGAAACAATTGCTGAACTTGATGGACTTATCTCACAAGAAGAAGATGCTGGTAATAAAGGCAGACCAAAGATTGATAAGTCAGGTCTTGCTGAACTAGCATCTAAGATGATTGAAGAAGGTACTTTGATGCCTTTTGATGATGGCAAACCTCTAGAGGAATACACAACAAAAGACTTCAGAGAACTTTTTGAAGCTAACTTCCAAGAGCGTGAGAATAAAGTAAGAGAGAATACTCCAAGAGAATTCTTTAATGCTTTACCTGAAGAACTTCAGATTGCTGCTAAATATGTAGCTGATGGAGGACAAGACCTTAAAGGTTTATTCAGAACTCTA